TGTAACAGTACAGAAGTATACGGAACTGCATATCATGCAGATGGACATATGCATAGATTAGACAAGTTTACAAAACAATACACTCGTAACACACGCCCTGGGGAACCTGTTCCTAATCAATGGACAATGGCTGTTCCAGACGATATGATGATAGGTGGAGAATACCGTGTTAGTATGACAGGCGTGTTTACTTGTAATCATATGATATTCCAAACAGAAAAAACACAAACATACGATAATATTCTATTGATTGTTAATCCACGCTAAATAATTTTATGTTAGTAATTGGCAACGGCGAAAGTCGCAAAGGTATTGATATAGATACAATCAAGGATACAAAAATTGGTTGCAATGCAATACTACGTGACTACTTTGTAGAACATCTAGTATGTGTAGATCGCAAGATGGTACGCGAGGCCATTAATGCAAAATACAAATCAAATATATACACTAGATCAAATTGGATAGACGAATTCAAAGCATATGGAGTAATGGAAGTTCCCCAATTACCATACAAAGGCAACGAACGGCCGGACGAGCCCTTTCAATGGGGTAGCGGACCTTATGCAGTATTAATAGCATGTAATCTTGGAAATAATATTAATATGATAGGATTTGATTTACATAGCAAAGACAAGTATATGAATAACGTATACAAAGATACAAATAATTACAATAGAAGCGATCATCATTTTATAGATCCAAGATATTGGATACATCAAATAGGTGTATTAATGGAGATATATCCAGACAAGCGTTTTACCATATATCAAAAAGATTGGCAGTTGCCCGATCAGTGGAAATTACCAAATGTTTCACTTGACAACATAGATAACTTATAGTATAATAAGTACATAACACAGAGGACTTAATGCGTCGACCCTCTTTAAATACTCCGCCGTTTAATATAGGAGAAAAATATGGCTTATTACAGCACAAAACATTACGGACACAACATTGGACTATCAGCAGTCTTTAGACAACCTAACGCAGATCATTCACACTGCCATCTGCTACATGGATATAGTCTAGCATTTACATTCACATTTGGATGTGACGAACTAGATAATAAAAACTGGGCAGTAGACTTTGGCGGACTAAAGCCTTTAAAGAAATGGTTAGAAGATCACTTTGATCATAAGACAGCAATTGATAAAAACGATCCGCACTTAGATAAGTTTATGGAACTACAAGAATTAGATCTAGCAGAGATTGTTGTAATGGATGGTGTTGGTGCAGAGAAGTTTGCCGAACACGCATTTAACTTTGCAGACAAACTTGTGCGTGAAATGAGCGACAATCGTTGCTATTGCGTAAAAGCAGAATGTGCAGAACACGGCGCCAACTCAGCAATATATACAAGAGACAACGAATCAGGGTGGATGACAAAGTAGTGGTTAAAAAATATTATCCTGGAGAAACAAAAGAACAACGTAAGGCACGTAAGCAACTAGAAAAGGAAACGGGCAAAAAAGTACATCAGCCTATTCCTAAATCGACTGTTGTACGTGAACCCCCAAAGGAACCTACACCTACTTTAAAGCCGCCATTAGTTAAACCTAAGCCCAAAGTAATTCCTCCTCCTACAGATAAAACAGACTTAGATGATCCAGATAGATGGAGTAAAGGTTTTGAACCAGAAGCAAAACGATATATTGCATGTTTAAAACATGGACAAAAATATGATGGAGAATATGTAAACACATTATATCGAATGTGTAAACGCAATATGACATTGCCATTTGAATTTGTTTGCTTCACAGAAAATCCAAATGATTTACATAAAGATATTCGAATTGAACCTTTACCGCAACATAGAGGATTATCAGGTTGGTGGTATAAGCCTATGTTTTTTAATCCGGAACTAGTATTACAAGGTACAGTTTTATTCATTGACTTGGATGTAATTATTTTTAGAAACATTGATAAACTTTTTACATATCAGCCAGGCAAGTTTTGTGTGATTAGAGATTTTAATCGAAGAAATAATCCTAGTTGGAATAAGTTTAACAGTAGTTGCTTTAGATTAGAAATTGGTCAACATCCATATGTATATAAAAACTTTATGCAAAATCCTGTTGTAAATTCTAGAAAGTTTCATGGAGATCAAGATTGGTTGTATGATCAAGTAAAAGATAATTATGTATATTGGCCAGACGAATGGCTACAAAGTTATAAGTGGGAAATGCGTAACAAACCCACTATGACACGGATCGACGGTGTAAGAAACTTTGCAACTCCTGGTGTTCCTGAAATAAATCCAAACACAAGTATTGCAGTATTTCATGGAGAACCGAATCCGCATAATTGTGTAGATCCATGGTGTAAGGAGAATTGGGTATGACCGGTATAGTAAATAGTGCAAAATTAATTCCGTTATTTCCTACTCACATAATGAAGTTTCCATTATTTGATGAGTATGAAAACTGGGATGGATTATTAGCACAATTAATGGAGGCTGAAACATCTGAAAGCGTAATTGTAGAAGGTAAGGCTCAAACAAGTTATAACGAAGATTGGCGTACTAAAAGTTATCTATTAGATCATCTACCGGAGTTAAGTTCTTTAATGTTAACATGTCTATCTACGTATGCACGATATAATAATCAAATTGCTCCTATAATTGACGACAGTTGGTATACTATTATGCACAAAGGAAGTAAAGTACAACGTCACAGGCACGAAGGTAGTGCAATAAGTGGTACGTTATTTGTTAATGCACCTGAAGGTAGTATCGGACTTGCATTTGCTAATCCTACTATTCCACATAGAATGGCCGAGCGTCAACAAACACCTGGTCAAGACTATGCACATTTACAAGAAGTTGAGAGCGGAGACTTATTAATATATCCTAGTTGGATGGAACACTTTGTTCCTGCTATTGATTGTGATTACAGAACTACCATTAGTTTTAATAGTCACTATCCAGTTTATACAAAAAATAATACAGAGACAACATGAAACAAGTTTTTACAAAAAGTATAGAAAAAATATTTCCAACAACTGTTATGAGATTTGATTTAAACAGTCATTCTCATTATAGTAGAATGTTAGACGTTGTAAACAAAACAAAAACTGAATGGCATGCTATTATGAAAGATAGCGAAAGTACATACAACGAAGCAACTTCTAATAGATGGTTAGATAAACTAGGACTAGAACCTATTAAAGAATCACTAGAAGATTGTGTGCAAGAATATTGTCTAACATATGGATTGCCAGAATTAGTAATTACAAACAGTTGGATGAATAGAGTTGGAATAAACGGTGCTGTTCGACCTCATAGACATGAAGTAAGTGTTTTAAGTGGTGCATTTTATCCTATTGCTGATCCAGGAAGTGCTCCGTTAGTTTTTAAAAATCCTTTGCAAGTTTACAAAATGTACGAGTATGCGGCACAAGAAACAATGTATAATGCGGCAATGATGGAAGCACCTTGTGAACAAGGTAGTTTAGTGTTATTTCCTAGTTGGATTGAACATTTCACAAATGAAAATACTACCGAAAATCGTGTTACTATTAGTTTTAATACATCATATAAAAAATGATCTTGACAAACTTTAAGAAACGTGTTATACTTGCTATACAATGGTACAAACAATTACGACAACAGTACGGCATATGGCAGAGTTTTACCTGTGCAATACACAATTCAGGCACACACGAACTAGATGGACAATATAGAAAATGGTAACTAAACGCATAGGCTTCGCATGTAAGTACATGCACCCAGATCAAACGCAGAAGAAGAAACTGCTAGAAGAAATTCAACGTCCACTAAATACTCGTAGCACAACAGTACAATGGCTCAATAGGCAAACACGTGAAGTAGCAGAAGAACGCTTGTGGGACATTATGGTACATAACATTCAATCGTACCATCACTTGATTGCATATGTTGGAGGATTACCAAATGAATTACGTATGGTCAGACTTGGTAGTGATGTACTTCCTGTTTATACCCAGCATGAGTGGTCTTATTTTTGGCGCAAGCCTGATGTGGTTGCGTACTGTGAAAAGTACTTCGCAATCGTTGGCGAAGCGGCAAGAGCCTACGATGTCCGACTATCGATGCACCCAGGCCAATTTACTGTACTTGCGAGCGACAACCCCGAAATTGTAGAGAGGAGCATAGAAGAATTTGAATATCACACCGATGTCATACGCTGGATGGGATACGGCAAGACCTTCCAAGACTTCAAATGCAATGTCCATATATCAGGCAGACAAGGTCCAGCCGGTATTAAACACGCAGTTGACAACAGACTATCTCCAGAAGCGAGAAACACGATTACGATCGAGAACGACGAGAACAAGTGGGGACTCGAACACAGTCTCGAACTTGTCGACACCTGCGCATTGGTACTGGACATACACCATCACTGGTGCCGTGAAGGCGAATATATACGTCCCACCGACGATAGATTTGCTCGCGTAATAGATTCGTGGCGTGGTGTAAGACCTGCAATACATTATTCATACAGTAGAGACGAAGCACTACCCGAAGGCTTTACACACGACACAATGCCTGACATGCCAGCACTACTAGAAGCAGGACATAAGAAAGCAAAATTAAGAGCGCATAGTGATTATTATCCTAACGAGAAAGTAAATGCATGGGCACTTTCATTCTTAGAATATGCAGATATTATGTGCGAGAGTAAGATGAAGAATTTAGCAAGCAAAAAACTACTAAATCAATACAATAAATATATAACAACGGAGGCTTATGCCAAAAATGAGAAAGTTCCTTTTTTGGAATGAAAAGGGTGATGAAAAAGAAACAGAACAGTTGAGTCTAACAAGAGCAGTAAAATCTGTACAAAGTGACTTTAAAGATCAATTTATAGGTGTTGAATACATCAGTAAAAAAGGTAAAGAAGTTGTAGACAGAATAAAACTACCTTGGGGACGAAAAGTTAGACAAGCAATCGAAACTGAAAAGAAAAGAGCCGCTTTAAAGGCTAAACAAGCACTACGTTGATAAAGGAGAAAAAAATGATTAAATCATGGATTAATTCAAGAATGAAAGAGCGTACATCTTGGGATGGCGCCGCATTAGTACTACTAGGACTAATGGTACTATTTCTTGCACCACTAGCAAAAATTGCCGCTGGTTTAGCAGTAGCATATGGTGCATGGACTATTTGGAAATCAGAATAGTTACAACTTACCAATAGGAATATTACTAGAAGCAGAGAGATTGTTCCATTTCTGCTTCTGGTCTACCCCTGCTTTCTGTGCAAATCTCTTTGCATCACAATCACCACATACATGAAAATAGTTATTATTTAGGCGTTTAGGATCCATACTTCCACGTGGACGCACAAATTCTGTATTACAACTATCACAACGCAGTCGAGCAAACGTTTTAGTCTTAGTATACTGGTGTTCAATACCGTTTTTAGACTTTCTTACGTGCCGGCTTTTCTTTTTTATTTCTTCTAAGAACATAACTATATTTATTACATTCGGATTACAAAACACTATGATAAATAACTATAATAAGGGAGTTCCAATGGATATTTGTACACTTACAGACGCCGCAAAAGCACAAATTGCTACAATTTGTAAAGATAATAATGTTTATGCTGTTACGCTAAACATGAAAGGTGGAGGCTGTGCAGGCTTTGAATATGAATGGGGAACATACGATACAGCAGACAAACTACTTGATGATGATCAGATAATTTATGCTACAGAAAAATGTACATTTATTGTAGGTGCGGCTAGTATGATGTTTTTGTTTGGAACTAAAATAGATTATAAAAAAGATATTATGGGGTCGATGTTTGATATCATTAATCCTAATGCACAGAGCAGTTGTGGTTGCGGTGTGAGTGTAAATTTTGATATGGACAAATTAGCAATACCTGCTTAATGGAGTAAAATATGGCAAGAGAAATTATTGATATTGGTGTAGAAGGTAACGACGGTACAGGTGATAGTTTACGTGAATCGTTTCGTAAATCCAACGAAAACTTTCAAGAACTATACGCAGTATTTGGCATCGGCGGACAAATTAACTTTAGAAGTTTAAGTGATACACCAGATGATTATACAGGACTAGCAAGTAGAGTACTTGCAGTTAACACTGCTGAGGACGGAGTTGAAGCATTAGAACTAGTTTCAAATGGTGCTATTACTGGAGATCCTGCAGACGATACTATTGTGTTCAACGTAACACAAGCAGGCAAATTATTAATTCAAGCAGGTAGAACAAATGTTTCGGGAGACACTAGTCCACAACTAGGCGGTCACATGAATGCCGCAGAATATTCAATTGGTAATGTAAGTATTACAACAGCAGATGCGGCGGCATTTACATCAAAGTACGGCGGCAATTATACTATACACGACCTAGTACCAGATAAAGAATACAACGATCAAAGATATCCAAAAGCAACTAACCCAGGTAAAATGGGAGGACTACGTGATGAGCCTGCAGACGCTTCAGAATATACATTAGACATTACAGGAATTGTATCAACACAAGATTTACAAGTACAGGATCACGGTCTTGATAGAGCAAGTAACGGACAAAGTTACAAATATACGTCAACAGGATCAGCACTAACAGGTCTTGTTAAAGACACAATTTATTATACTCGTATTGCAGATGATAATACAATTAGTTTACATACAAGTTCAGCAGATGCTATTGCTAATACAAATAGTATTGCTATTACAGGAACAGTAGTTGCAGGTGTTCATAAACTTGTTGACCAAGGATTAGACACAGCCTTAGCAGGATATTATCTAGCAAACGAAGCATTACCACGTAAGAGTGTTGTGCGTAGAGCAGGCGACACAATGACCGGTGCATTATTTGCACACGACCATCCAGGCTCACTAGCAGGAACAGCCAATACCGATCCTGAGGATCTACAAGTTGCTACAAAATTATATGTTGATCAACAAGAAGGTCTAAGTGCAAGTAACTTATACGTTAGTACAAAAGGCGATGATAGATATCTTAAGACAGCACCGGGCAAAGCAGGTAGAAGTAATTCATATGCACTTGCGTCGATTGGTGCCGCGGCACGTAGAGCAGAAGAATTACAAATTGCTTCTAAATTTGAACTAGGTAACTATGCACAAACAATTACACACTCGTCATTTACAGTACCTACTGTAATTACTAGTGCTGATGTACTAAGTATTCCGTCAGGTCGTAATAATGTACGTGAATTACTTAAAGAAAACAGAAATTGGATTAGAGCAGAAGTTATAGGATATCTTAATGCAACATATCCAAACTTTACATATGATAAAGATATTTGTTCGCGTGATGTAGGATTGATGATCGATGCTGTTACGCTTGATACACTAACTGGTAACAATGCTAACTTTTTGTCAAGACGTGCTGGTATTAGATACTACGCCAACGCAAGTGCAACAGCGGCTATTACTACACAGAAAACTGAAACACTTGCAGGTATTACTTTCTTAAAAGGACTTGTAAATTTAGTACTACAAAATCTTAGTCCAGGTACAACATATCAGTCAGTTTACACACAATATATAAATTCAGGATATCAAACAGATGCGACTGCACGTAATTCAGTTGATGCAAAATTTGATATTATTACAAGTATTATTAATGACGGTAATGTATTTGATGCTCCGGCTATTGTAGATGGTAGTACATACAGCCTTCAAATTACTAATGGTACTAACAATGACTACGTTGACCAAGGTGATCCAGACAACACAGATATTTTACCAGGTAAAGTTATACGTGGTAAAGAGTCAGGCGCATTAGGTAGAGTTGTTGAATACCAAAGTGAAAATTTAAATCCATCTAATCCTACTAATACAGATATTTTAGAACTACAACTTTTAGAACCAATAGAGTTTATAGTAGGTGAAGAAATTGAATATGCTAATACAATTAAATTTAGTCAAATTAGTATTAGAATTGAGTCAGGTACTTACGAAGAACACTTTCCGATTAGATTGCCTGCAAACGTTTCATTAAAAGGTGACGAGTTTAGACGTGTAATTATTAAACCTAAAAAAGGTAGTTCACAGTCTCCTTGGGCCAATGTATACTTCTATCGTGATGAAGAATTTGATGGACTAACAGGTGATGCGGCAACTAGTGTAACAGGTGTTAAAGATACTAACTTACCTACAAATGGATCACGCTATATTAATCCATTAACAGGTAATCCAATTGGTTGGTTTGGTAGACACTATTTAACAGACCCAACTAAAGATACAAATGTAAGTAACTTTGGTATTACTAATCCAGGTAAGTTTCCAATTGCTTCTAAAATACTTACGAAAAACTTAGAATTTATTGTTGAAGAAGTTATTAGTTTTGTAAACACAACATATCCAAGTTTAACTTACAATCAAACTAAATGTCGTAGAGACACAAGATTAATTGTAAAAGGACTAGCGGCTGACTTAGTATATGGCGGTCGAGAAAGTTCATTAACAAATCAAGGTGCATACTACGCCGGTGCAGTTGCAGGTCAAGAAACAGAAACTGAAGCGGCAATACAATATATTAGTACCTTAGCAAATACTATTTTACAAAACAATGCAGTTACAGCAACACAAGTAATTGAAGAACAAGTTATTGATCCAAGTTTAACTGTAGAAGCAAACGCATACACAAATTTAGATGCACTTGTTGATTGTGTAGCATTTGCATTTAACGCAAATATTAACCCACCAAAAAATAACAATGAACTTGATGTGTTCTTGTGTAACGATGGAACTATTGTAAGAAACTGTTCTGTTACAGGACACGGTGGATTTATGATGGTGCTTGACCCAGATGGTCAAGTTAAAACTAAATCACCATATTGTCAAACAGGTTCAAGTTTTTCACGCTCATTAAACAGACAGGCATTTAGAGGTGGTATGTTTGTTGATGCATTTGTTGGTAACGTTCCTATGGAAGTTATTAATAAACAAACAGCATTTAAAATTGATGTACGTTCACAATCCGGTCAAGGGTTGTTTGTTAAAAAACCACAAGTACCGTCACCATTCTATATGGAAGGTAGACGTTTTCAGGTTAACGCAGTTAGAAACTGGGATCCAACACTAGGTACAGCAACACTTATTCTTGATCCAAGTTCAAATTCAAAAGCAGGATTTACAGGAACATTATACGGCTCAGTTGTATTAGATAATGCAAGTTCAATTAACCCAATTGAAATTACTGTTCAAACTGCTGGTAACAGAAGTATGCTTGGTAATGACTTTACACAGGTTAATGACTTAGGTTACGGACTAGTAGTTACAAACGGTGCATTATCAGAAATGGTATCACAGTTTACTTACTATTGTTGGACAGCATATTACGCAAACAACGGTGGCGAAATTAGATCACTTAACGGTTCTAACGCTTATGGTGAATATGGATTAGTTGCTAATGGTAGTGATCCAAACGAAGTTCCAGACGCAGTTACATTACGTGATAACATGGCTAAGGTTGCTAGAACAACAGAAGCCGCTACTATTCTAACGTTTTCAGATGTAATCGGTGCAGTAGCAGAAGGTGGTTCAGGTCCAAGTGGCGTAGGACATACAGTTACTCAAGCAGGCACTGGTGCTACAGGTGAAGTTGTTTTTGAAACAGCAGGTAAAGTTTTATATTTAAAAAGTGTAACTGGTACATTTAATACCACCGGAGCAGTAACATTAAATGATAGTACAGCAATCGGAGTACCATCAGATGTGAGTGCGGCAGGAATATTACTTACACAAGAACAACTAAGTGTTCATGTATTTGACTTTGAGTCATTACCTCAAAACAGAGGTGAAATTAATATTTTACACACAAACGGAAACTACGGAAGATATGAAGTTTCTAGTATTGCAAAAGTAGCAAACTTTAGAGTAGATGGACATAATGATGTTGCATACACAGCAACAGCATCAGGTACTAACGCTAAATTTGATGTACAAAAAACACGTCAAGGCGGAGGCACATATGTATCATATATTCTTGCACCAGGTATAAATTATCAAGTAGGTGATACATTTGTTGTAGATGGAACAAAACTAGACGGTACAACTAGTACACATGATTGTACAATTACAGTTGCAACAGTCGACGGCGACGGTAAAATTTTAACAGTTACGTCCAGTGGTACTGTAAACGTTACAACTGATACTCCAATTTATGATGGTCAAGTTTACAAATTAAGTTTTAGTACTGCATCAGCAGGATTTAGTAATGACGGTTTACTTGAAGGACTAAAGCATGGGCATTTTGTTTCATATAGACATAACCAAGTTGTTATTGTTGACAATGTGTTAGACACAGGTAGACTTACAATTCGTCCAAGTACAGCATTTGAATTCGACGAACGTCCAGGATTTACATACAGAACAACAGAATTTACAACTACAGAAACAACAGGTGAAAATTTACCAAGTGATGAAATCTTAATGGGCTTTGATGCTACTTACGATTATGTTAGAGTTATTGTAGATACTAACCATACAAGCGATACACCAGCAGTAGGCTTTGGTGGAACTACATTAGGTGCTACCAAAGGTGACGTAGGTATTGCGATTGCAGAACTTACAGAAGTTTCAGACATTGCAAGATTACGTAGAGGTGACATGATCTTTACATGGGAAGGTAAAGCACACAAAGTTGTTGATTACTTAGACTTTGTTGGTTATGCAGTTATTAAAATTGAAGACATAACTGACGCAACTAACCCAAGCGGTAAACTTGATCATAACTTAACGAACAATGCAACAGGTCTTCATCTTCCAGTAGTATTAAATGGCGGACAAGCAAATACAATTAGAATTGGTTTGCCAGCAGGTTCTCCAGGTGATATTACAATTAATATTTCACTTACAAGAGCAACAGGACATGACTTCTTAGACATTGGTACAGGATCATACAACACTAGTAACTATCCAAGTGTACTACTAGGTGCACCAAGACAACCTAATCAATCATACGAAGTACAAGAGCGTTCAAAAGGTAGAGTGTTCTACGTAAGTACAGACCAAGACGGTTTCTTCCGTGTAGGTAGATTCTTTACAGTTGACCAAGGCACTGGTACAGTTACATTCGCAGGTAGTATTGCGTTAAGTAACTTGGACGGTATTGGTTTTAAACGTGGTGTTGTTGTTAGTGAATTTAGTACTGACGATGGCATGACACAAAATGGATCAGATATTGTTCCAACACAAAACGCAGTACGAGGATATGTAAACAGACGTTTAGGTTGGGATCATAATGGTCTACCAGTGAACAATGTTATTGGTGGCGGTACAGTTCCAAGAGATGGTCATGCGGCAATGACAGGTAACTTGAACATGGGTAGTAATAGAATTATTAATGTCCAAGCACCATCACAAGATTCAGATGCAGTAAACAAAGCATACGTTGATAATGTTGTAGAACAGTATAATACCATTGACGGTATGCGTGATGTAACACTAGAAAAGCCGGCAGGCAATGTCCAAACAGATGCAGATTTCTATAAAGATCAAATCATGCACAGAAGTGGTTACAGAGTAATAATGGTCGATGCAGATAATATTGCAGATGGTCCGTTAACAGCAAACGGCAAATTGGTTCAAGGTGCAAACATTGGTGAAATATATGCTATTGATAACGAAGTAGACGGAGTTCTTGGAAATGTTTCAAGAGTAGTTTATGAAGAAGTATCAGGAACAATTACACAAGCAAGTTTACACACTGAAGAATCTACCAAAAATGTAAACACTGCATTAGGCACAGTTACATATGCAGGCGCAGGTGTAAACGGTAATATTAACGTTGGTCGAGGAACTGATTATAGTGCTTATGTAACCAATGCAGGTACTGGTTATGTTCAAAACGAAACATGGACTATTGCAGGAACTTTACTAGGCGGCGCAACTCCTGCGAATGATGCAACATTTACAATTACAGCAGTTAATGGTAGTGGTGGAATTACAGCATTTACAATTACAGGTACAACAGGATTAATTACACAACCGACAGGTACAGTTGTAAGTGGTCCGCATCATGAAGTTGTTAATGCAACAGTTGATGGAAGCAGTCAATTAGAATTTACTGGTTCAAGACTAGCAGACGAATACAGAGTTTCATACGATATTAAAGACAACAGTATAATGAACGCAGATGTAAATACTGCGGCGGCGATTGCACAAAGCAAACTAAACATGCAAGCGGCAAGTACTATTGCAGATGTTACAAGTGGTAGTGGTGTTAGTGGCGCAGTTATTCAAGAAGACTTAGGTCTTGCAGTATTTGATAGCGGAGACTTTACAGTAACAGATGGATTTGTGACACTTAAAACTGGTAGTGTTGACTTAACAGACATAGAAGAAATTGCAAATAACACTGCATTAACAAACATTAGTGGTGCATCAGCAAGTCCAACTGCACAAACAATTACTACAACCGGTGGTGCAGATAGTATTGTAATGACCAAGTCCGATGGTATGATTAGAACAACTGGTTTGATCATAGGCGCGGCAGATACTAACGTAATTTTACAACCTAAGTCAGGTGCGGCAACAACAATTGAAATGCTTACACCTGGTGGCGCACAAATATTTGAAGCGACAGGTACAAGTGCTATTACAGCAGAATTTACTGCAAGTATTGATGTTGGAGACTCAGGTGCTAACACACAAAGTACACTTCAGCAAAACTCAACATACAACAACCAAGCACGAATTAGTTCGGATTGGATGTATACACAGTTTATTGAAGCGGCTAATGAAAAAGGTACAGGTTCAACAGGTATTGCACTAGGTGCAGGAACTGGTAAAACTAACGCAGGTGAAGTTAGTATACTTGTTAAAGATTCAGCGGCAACTAAAGCACCATTTAAATTTAGCAAAGATGGCGTTGTTCCTGACACAAACAATGTGTACAACATTGGTACTGCTTCACTAAAATACAATACAGTTTATGCTACAGTATTTGATGGAACTGCTACACAGGCTCGTTATGCTGACTTGGCAGAGAACTATTCAGCAGATACAGAGTATGAACCAGGTACAGTTATTGTACTAGGTGGTGCAAAAGAAATTACAACAACAGCAACTAAAGGTGACACTAAAGTAATTGGTGTCGTAAGTGAAAACCCAGCGTACTTAATGAACAGTGATTTAACAGGTGAATTTGTAACTCCAGTTGCATTAACAGGTAGAGTTCCTTGTAAAGTTATTGGCAAAACACAACCTGGAGATATATTAGTATCAAGTGCTATTGCTGGGTATGCAATAGTTGACAACAATCCAACAGTAGGAACAGTAATTGGTAAAGCGTTGCAAGCCAAAGACACTACTGAAAGAGGAACAATTGAAATAGTAGTAGGGAAAGTGTAATGGCAAAACAAATAGTTAACCTAGGTACAAGTGCTAACAAAGGTGATGGAGATCCATTACGCACAGCATTTGATAAAGTAAATGATAACTTTGATGAGTTATATCTTGATTTAAAACAAGTTAAGTCAGCACAAACAGGAGGTGGCACATTAATTGTAGATACAATTGGTAGTGTACACGCAACAGACAGTACATTGCTTGTAGACGGCAATAACAGCAAAGTTGTAGGACCACTTGCAAGTACAACGTGGGACGTTGTTGATAATAACATTGAAATTACAACTACTAACACAGGTATAAATGCAAACATTACACTTGAAGCACAAGGAATTGTAACACTGCAAGAAAGTGCGGCAGAAGATTATGTCCAAGTAAGTCAAAATGGAGTTGTAATTTATTCGAATACTGATATTGCATTACGCACACAAGGACAAGACATACACATTGGTTATGATACACTCAGTGGCAATGTTGAAATGGGACACAACAGTTCATTTGTAAATATTAATGGTACATTAAATGCAAATGCATTTTCAAAAGTAATACCGCCAAGTTACACAACAGCGGCTCGTAATGCATTTACTACAGAAGGATTTTTAGTTGCTAATACAACTACAGGACATGTTGAAGCATACATAAACGGTGGTTGGAAAAATATGACAATTACTGATGTAGGTGGATTAACTGATAATGGTAATTTAATTGCAACTGATTTATCAGACCTAACAGATACAACTAATTTAATTCCAGGTGATGTAGCAAACTTAACTGACTTGAGTAATTTAATTCCAGGAAATATTGGTGATTTATTACCAGGCGGTAACCTAAGTGACGTCCTTGCAAGATCGGCAACAGGCTATGCTTGGGTAGCACCAGTAACAGAAACATTAACATTGGCAACAATGAAGACCGAAGTAGCAAATAGTACAGACTTTGCAGACTTCAAAACACGCATAGCGGCACTATAAGGATTTAGTTGATGGAAAAAGAATACATTGTTACCCTGAAGAAAGATGTAGATCCCGTAGCATTTAGACAAGACATGGTCGCTGACAATATGCTTCCATATGTTCCTACAAGATCGGCAACAGTTGCAAATGAAAGACCTGCAAGTATAAGAAATACTCATTACATGCTTACTGATGCAGAAGCAGTTGAATTACAAAATGATGTACGTGTCGAAGCAGTTGAACTAAGACCAGACTTGCGTGACGATATTGGCATTGAAAGGTTTGCAACACAAGTAGGAAATTTTAATAAATCTACAGCATCTAGCGGTGATAATATAAATTGGGGATTACGCAGAATGAGTGCGTTATCAAATCCTTATAACTCAAGTGGAGCAGTTGTTGGCGGTTATACGCATACGCTTACAGGAACAGGTGTTGACTTTATTGTACAAGATAGCGGAATACAATCAGACCATCCAGAGTTTCAAGATTCTTTTAATATCAGTCGAGTACAAGAGATTGATTGGTATCAAGCACAATCAGTTGTAAGCGGAACATTACCAACAGGATTTTATACAGACTATGACGGACACGGCACACACGTTGCAGGTATTGCCGCAGGTAAAACATACGGCTGGGCTAAAAATTCAAGAATATATTCTATAAAGATTGCAGGCTTAGAAGGATCTTCAGATCCAAATAATGGAATGCCAATAAGTGATATTTTTGATGTTGTTAAAGAATGGCACAAAGCAAAAACTCCAGATGTATTAACAGGACAAAAACGTCCTACAGTAATAAACATGAGTTGGGGATACTTTAGTAGATATCTATACATTAATGGAGGTAACTATAGAGGTGCATCTTGGACTGGAAATTCTAAAAATACTGCATACGGTATGACAGGCGCATTTGATGGCACAGGATATAGACATGGTGTTAGGATCGCATCTGTTGATGCTGATGTAGAAGAATTAATTGAAGCAGGAGTACATGTTGTTATTGCCGCAGGCAACAACTATCATAAAATTGCAACACCAACTGATCCAGATTATAACAATTATTATACAACAAGTTTTGGACAAACAAAATACTATCATAGAGGATCATCACCTTATAGTACAAATGCACTTATGGTAGGTAATATTGACAGTGCATTAGATGCAGACGGTAATGAACAAGTAGCACAAAGTTCTGAAAAAGGTCCGGGTGTCGATGTATATGCACCGGGAACAAATATTTTTAGTGCAACAAGTACAACAAATAGATTCACAGATGCACAATACAATGACACATCATTTAGAATTGCTAACATAGGCGGAACATCTATGGCGGCTCCGCAAATTGCAGGACTAATTGCAACCTATGGAGAAATACAACCTAGTTCAACTACTGCACAAACAAAAGCATGGATAACATCTAGTGCTAAAACACAGTTAGATGAAAATGGCAATACTGGAACAGATTACACAAACTACAGAAGTTTAATGGGCGGTACAAATGCATATGCACACCAACCATATAACGAGGCAAACGTATTAACTATTGCAGGCGATGAAACTATTGTTGCTGATGCTGGTGCTCAAGAAGCAACTTATGCACTAACAGCAAGTGCTTCAAGTGTAGATGAAGGTGGAAGTTTTACAGTTACATTAACTACAACTGGTCTTGTTAACGGAACTATTGTTCCTTATTTAATTACAGGAGTCGAAAGTGCAGACATTGCAGATGCAAGTTTATCTGGATCATTTATTATAGGAACTAATCAAGTACTAAACTTTTCTGTAACAGAAGATAATGTGTTTGATGACGGTAATGAAACATTCAGATTAGCACTTGTTGATATTGAGAATAAATTTGTTACTGTCACTTTAGTAGACACAAGTAAACCTGATGCTGAATACGCTCTTACAACTTCAAGAGATAGTGTTGGAGAAGGCGAAACATTTACAATTACACTTACTGCATCAAATGTTTTAACAGGTACAAGTGTACCTTATACTGTTAGTGGTGTAACCAGTGCAGATCTTAGTGATGCAGATCTAACAGGTACTCTTACTGTAGGTTCAGATACTACACGTACATACGTTGTTACAGCAGACGGATTGCTTGAAGGTACAGAAACATTTAATTTTGCGGCGGCCGGACAAGACATTGATGTACAAATTAATGATACAAGTAATTCACCTATTACATACAATCTTGTTGCAAATACAGGTGAAGTAAACGAAGGTGATGATTTTTATATCGATCTAGTTGTAGCAAATGGAGTACCAGGAGTACAACTTCCATATGCAATAACAGGAATTAGTGCTACTGATCTTAGCACAGGATCACTTACAGGAAATTTTGTTGTAGGTAGTGTTACAAGAATAAACTTTACAGTGGCAGAAGATTTTACAACAGAAGGCAGTGAAACTCTTACTATGTCACTTACATCTGTTGACAACGTAAGCACAACAGTAACAATAATTGATACAAGTACAACACTAGTAGCCGGTGATGAAATTGCAACTACAGCAGGATCTGGATCATTTTTAATTCCAGCAGATGTTACTAGCGTAAGTATTCTAGCAGTTGGTGCAGGTGCTGGTGCTGGTACAATAGCCGCACTTGGTGCTGGACAAATAACTGGTGGCGGTGGAGCAGGTGCAGTTGGTATTATTAATAACCTTTCAGTAACTCCAGGACAATCTATTACTTATAATGTTGGTGCAAAAGGAACAGGTAACAACAACGGTGGCGATACTACAATTACATACGCCGGAACTACTTATGTAGCAGGAGGCGGACAAACAAGTACAGCAGTTTCAATTAACAGTATAAGTCCTTACCAAAGAAAACTAGGCGGCGCAGGTGGAACAACAACTGGTGCATTTACAATCAGTAAAGCAGGTGGCGCAGGTGGTGACTCAATGAGATTTCAACTAGGTTCAGCGATTGTTGGAGGCGGCGGTGGCGGCGCTGGTGCTGGCTCGGTCGGCGGTAACGGAACTCCATATAACGTTGTACTAGATCCTAGTAACGCACAAACATCACCATATAACTGGACTAGCACTACTACAGGAAATGTACGTAGTGATAATATAACTTACTCAAGCGGTATAAGAATTACACTAGATGTTGCAAGTGGAGGCTCTAATGATTATGATGACGAGTACGCTTATGTACTAGGAGAAAAAATTAAAACAGTATTAGCACAATCAGGAACTTGGACAGACAACGGAGTTGACTATGATGCATATTATGTACTAATACGTAATGGTACTGCTACACCTAAGTATGTTTATAAAAGTTTAGGTAAAGATTTTGGATCTGAAGCAACTATTGTGTTGTCAGGATCTAATGCACAATATACATTCGGCGGAGTTGAAAATGGTGCAAGTGCAATTGAAACAACAACAACTTACGGTAGTGGAACATTTACAAGAAGTGGAAGTTACACAGCAGATGAACCAGTTACTATAATTGAATTTAGAGGCGGTGTTGCAACAAGTGCTACAGACTTAAACACAACAAAATTAGCAGAAGTAATTTTATATGCTGAAGGCAATGATACAGTACTTCCAGCATTAACTGGAGGCACAGGTGGCGGACATGGTTATGTTGCTAACTGGCAAAGTGGTACTGGTATTACTTACGGAGCAAGAGGCGGCGGTACAACACTTACGAAAGAACTTACAGGTCTACGTGGAGGATTTGCGTCTACAACAGTTCCAACATTAACAATAAGCGGTGCAGGAAATGTAACCACAGGTGTTGCCGGTGAGGCAGGAAATAATGTTGATACTGTAACTCCTGCAACAACAAGTTATGAAGTTGGCGCAGGTGCAGGCGGTGTGCTTGTAATGGGCCTAGCAACTTCTGGTAGTAGAACTAGAGCAGAGTCAGGACAAGACGGTGGTATTTGGATAATGTATCCGGGAAGCAGAGATAAATTTGAAGCGCCTGAATTAACACTTTCGTCTAATAAAACTAATGCTAACGAAGGCAGTACATTTACAGTAGCAGTAACTAATAATTTTAGTACAACAGTTCCGCAAGTGTTATTCCCTTATGAAATTACAGGCATAGGAACAGCAGATATTGATATGGCTGGATTAGTCACAACCTACGGAAATATTAGAGGTACACTTACACAGGTTGCAAATAGTAAAACTTTTACAGTTACAGCAGATGATACATTTGATGGCACAGAAACATTTAATCTTAAACTAATTGAAGACCTAACAAAAACTACACAAGTTAATGAAAACTTTTATCTACCGTACATGACTGATAATGCTCAAAGTATTGATGTAACAATTAACGACACAAGTGATGGCACTCAAGAAACATTAACAGGACAAGTTACAAATAGCGGCGCAAGTGGATATGTTTGGAATTCAGGAAGTGATAGAAATGGAACAATTAGTGGATTAAATCCTCCGTTGGTATTTGATAGAAATGATACTATTTCTTGGACAATTAATGCAAGCGGACATCCGTTTTATATTAAAGATGTAAAAGGTAATGGAACACAAAATCAAACAAATGCAGTTGCAAATCAAGGTACAACTAATGCAATAGTAAGTTATACTCCTACAGTAGGTGGACGTAAGTATTATCAATGTAGTATACACACTGATATGAATGGTGAAATTTATATTGCAGATAAGCATTGGGCAACTACACATTACGGACCTACTACTTCACGTTCAGATAATACAACGTTCCAATTTGTTGCACATGCAGGTAGTGCTTCTTCAGTTGTTATTGAACAACTTGATAGTGGCAACAATAAAACTTGTGCATTAATTAAGTACACTGACAGAGGATCTCCAATTTGGAGACGTACATTTACACAAAACTATATCTTAACAAGTGCGATTGTTGACAGCAGTGAAAACATTTATACAGGGTACAGTGGATCATGGAATTGGGAAACTAATGTACCAAGTGTTGATTATCCTAGTGATGCTTATATTACAAAATTAAATGCATCAGGAACAGTGTTATGGCAACGCAGTTATCAGGACAGTGACGGTAATGCTTTAGGTATTAAGGAAATGGCATTTACAAGTGATGGTAATATTGTTGTAGTAGGTGCAAACTATTTGCAAAACTTGAATAGTGGCATGTGGATGATGAAAGTAGATATAACAAACGGTGACGTATTAACTGTTAGAAAAGTATCTCCAAGTGATAAATTAAGTGTTGCACACGATGTTGCTGTAGACAGTACAGGTAACATATATGTTACAGGATCTGAATTAAAAAGTGATGGTACTGAAAAAACAGTATTTGTTCGTAAATTTAATAGTTCTTTAACATTACAATATGCTAAGTTCTTTTATGTAGTGGCCGCAACAGGTACAGGGTTTGAACCAGCAGGTATTACAATCGACCAAAACGACAATCCAATAGTTGGTCTTGGTTATGTAGATACTCCAGATTCTGGTTATGAACAATCACACATTCTTAAACTAAACGCACTTGACGGTGACATTACAACTGATTGGGTATTAAATGATATCGGTGAACAAAGTATTACACAAGACTATAGAGTAACAAAACCAAAATTAAGAGATGTTGAGTTTGATACAAGAAATAATAAAATTTTTGCAGTTGGTGAACAAAACTTAGATAGTACTAATACTAACAAACGCGGTATGGTTATATCATTCAGTGAAGACCTTGGTAATACTAAGTTTAGAAATTTACATACAAGTGCTAGTTCTAATTTAAACGTAGGACTTTATAAATGTAGTTTAGATAATACATTAAATCCAAATAATAGATTATGGGTAAGTGGTTACGGAATATCTAGTACACAAACAAGTTTAGGTAGAGTTGGTGGAGTAATTGCTAGTGTTCCAATAAATCAAGCAGATGGCACGGATACATTAACTGTTGAGGATTGGACATATGAAATACATGGAAGTGTTAGTATAGATTCAAATTCTCCAATTTCAGTACATACTACAGGCGGAACAGTAGATGATACGTTAGCAACAGCAGGCGGATTAGTAAACGGTACTACAAGCACATCAGTATCAGGATTTGTAGAATATAAAATGGTACTAGATACAAGTCTACAAGTAGAACCAGAAATAAGTTTACCAACATATTCATTATCCTCAAGTCAGTCAACAGTAGATGAAGGTGGAAGTTTCACAATTACTTTAGACACAACAAATGTAGCAAACGGTACAAATGTACCATACACTATTACTGGTGTATCAAGTGCAGATATTAGCGGAGTAAGTTTAACTGGTACATTTACAATTCTTAACAATAGTGCAACTATTACTATTAATGTTACTGAAGATAATTTAACAGATTAAGGAATTTTAAAATGGCAACAGAAACATTTACAATAACACTAGATGGCATTGGTACATCAACTTCTGTTACAATCAATGACACTAGTCAAAGTGCCGTAGCAGGATCACAATTACTTACATCATCAGGAACATTTACAGTTCCAACAGGTGTAACAAGCATAAATGTATACGCAGTAGGTGGAGGAGCAGGTGGACCACCTGGGCAATATTCATCTGGATCTGGTAACGGTGGTGGCGGAGGTTCATATGCGAGAGTAACAGGACTTACAGTTCAGCCAGGTGATGTATTCACAGTTAGTGTTGGTAACGGCGGTATCGGCGGATCAGTTTCTACAAATTCACCTTTTGAAACAATTAACGGGGCAAGTCAAAAATATCCTCAAGCAGGCACTGTAACAAATGCTACTGCGGGTGGTACTACAACAGTAACATTGAGCCGTAGCGGATCTGATATAGGTGCAATAAATTGTTATGGTGGATCTACTAATCGCGGAGGTGGAAGTGCTCAAGCAGATGCGGCTCTCTTAACTGCCGCAACAGATTATGATTTTAGAGTAGGCGGCAATGGCGGCACTGCTGGAACAGTTACAGCAGGTGGCGGAGGCGGCGGTGGCTATGGCGGCATGGGCGGTCGAGGACTCGGACAGTTTTACAGGAGTGCAGGTGGATATAATTATTACAAAGCCGCTTCAGGAGGAGACGGAGGCGGTATGCGTCTATTCGGAGGAACTACTCAAGGTAGCGGAGGTACAGATGCTCCGGCTTTAGGATCAGGGCCTTACAATTACACAGGTGCAACAGACGGGGGCGACGGTGGTGATTCAGGTGGTGATGCTTATGGTCAAGGTGGCGGTGGTGGCGCCGGCGGAAGAATTAGAGAGCAAACAATTTATTCAGGTAGTTCTAACTTTACATATCGTTGGTTTTTAGCACACTCTGGACAAAATGGCGGTGCAGGAGCAGTGCGTTTTGCTTGGGGTAGTTAATAATAAATACAGTATAAGGAAAAGATTATGACAATACAAAACATTAACATTGGTAATATTGCTAACGATGGCACAGGTGATGATCTAAGAGAAGCATTTCGTAAAGTAAACGAAAACTTTGATGAACTAGACTTACGTCAACCAGAAGCAACAACAGCCGCGGGTATAGGGTCAGGCGTTGCTGTATTTGCCGGCAAAGTTGGCGATCAATTAACATTTAAAAACCTCACAGCAGGTACAAATATGTCTGTTGCCGCAGTTGCAGGGAACGACATACAAATTAGCACAGATCTACAAGGCATGTTAGTAGTTACTGACGGCGGTAGTATGAATGTAGACGATGGTGAAACATTGCGTATTATAGGTGGTGCAGGTATTACAACTAACTTAGTCGGTAATACATTAACTATCACAGACACATCAAGCCAAGGCAGTGAAGTTTTTAGTACTCAATTAGAATTTGGCGATATTGTTCCAAACATTACAAGTCATGCACAGTACATGCAACTTGCATTTGATATTGATTATGGTACTATAACATCTTCAGGTTTATACAGCAGTGATATGGGGACACTTTAAATTATGTCAAATTGGACACAACCATCGGGGACCGTGCTCGTTACAACTAACGAAGAAGAAACTATTTCTTTAGGATTACCTCTGGTAGCCAGTCCAGACAGTTTAAAAATTATTGCAGGTAGTTTACCTCCAGGATTAAGAATATATCAAAATAATATTATTGGAACGCCACTTCAAGTTGAAAGAACTACATCATTTAGATTTGTATTACGTTCTACATTAAGTAATGATGTTGAAGATAGAACTTATAAAATAGTAGTAAATGGTGCAGATGAGCCAGTTTGGAAAACTAAAGAAGGTAGACTTCCAATTGGTAATAGTCCTGTAAACAATAGATACTTTATATTAGACAATGAAATTATTGATTTTCAATTAGTAGCAACTGATGTTGATTTACCAGAAGGCAAAAGTTTAGAATTTTGGATAGATAAAGGTGACGGGGTATTACCTCCAGGCATCAATATGTCAAAAACAGGAAAAATATCAGGAGTAGTTGAACCATTACTTGCATTAGATAAAAAATCTAAAGTTGGTGAGTATGATACTGGTAACTATGATATGTACTTGCATGATTTTAGTAATAAAAGTACATTGTTTTTTCAAGGACAACTTTTATCTAATTATGTTTACAATCCTCCAAAAAAACTAAACAGATACTACGAATTTAAAGTTAGTGTAAGTGATGGTATTGATGTTGTAAAAAGAAACTTTATTATCTACGTAGTTGGTGAAGATTTCTTACGTGCGGACAATGTTGTTGTACAAGTTGCAACAGGTGTGTTTACAGCAGATAACACATATATTAGAACTCCGGTTTGGATTACTCCAAAAGATTTTGGATTTCGTCGAGCAAGTAATTACATTACATTATTTTTAGAAGTTTTAAAAAATGAAAATCAGCAAGGTGCAATAAGATATAAATTAATGCCACTTAATGATGACAGTACAAACAGTGTGATTCCAGACGGAATGACCTTAGATATTAATACTGGTGAAATAGCAGGCAGAGTTGCATACCAACCAATTATAACAAAAGAATATAAATTTACAGTTAGAGCAGAATTAGTTCTTAGTGATAATAATATCTTAAGTGTAGCAACATTTAAAGATAAAACTTTTACAGTAACTTTACTAGGACAAGTAGATAGTACTATTGCTTGGACAAGTGATACAAAACTAGGATCAATACCGGCTAATCAAATTAGTGTGTTTAAAGTACAAGGTACTACAACAGTACCTGATGCTCCTTTGTTTTACACATTAAGTAGCGGACGTTTGCCACCAGGACTTACACTACAGTACAATGGTGAAATTACAGGTACTGTTGTACAATTTGGTGATAGTGAAAAAGATGGATTAACATTTTTTGACAATGACGACATGACATTCGATAACGATACTACAAGTATTGATAGAACATATACATTTACAGTTGAAGCAAAAGATAGATTTGGATTTAGTGCAACAACTAAGAAATTTACTATTAATGTAATCGATGATGATGATAGGCAGTATAGTAACTTGTTTATGAAACCTTACTTAAAAGAAACTAAACGAAATGCATATCAAGAGTTTATCAGTAATCCTGCAAACTTTCCACCAACCAGCATTTATAGACCAAATGATCCAAACTTTGGGATTCAACGTGATATCAAAATATTAGCATACGCAGGAATTGAAACTAAAACTATAGACGAGTTTTCAATAGCAAGTCAAAAGTGGCATAGAAAGCGTAGATTTAATATTGGTTCTTTAAAAAGTGCAGTAGCCAAAACTCCAGGTACACAAAATGTTGTATACGAAGTTATATATGTAGAACTTATCGATCCTGCAAAAGCCAAAACAGGTGAAACAAAAAAGTCATTTGTACAACAAGGTTCAATGCAATTAAAAGCAGACTTGGCGCAACGAAGTAATCATAAACAAGGTACACCAACATTACTTGATAGTAACGGTGTAAATAGAAACGACGAAAGATATATATTTACAGGCGATGATACACAACTAGACTTAGGTGATGAAGTACTTAGACCTGTTGTAACAGAAACAGATTATGTACAAGGTCCATTAATTGCTGAGAACAACGGTACAGTGTTTGATCGAAGTTTAACTGTAAACTGATTATAATTTGTTGTTGCTGGCGAAGTAGGTGGCGCACCAAGAGTACCTGATGAATGGGCTAAGAAAACAGCAAGAGTAGTTGACTTAATTACTGATCCTAACGGTGCTGGTATTAACACCACACATCAACGCAATTTTATTAAAACACTAAAAGGTGACGTAGGAACAAAACACGCAGGAATACCTACAGTGCAAAGAGTTGGCTATGGCGGTGGAAGTACATATACACCTAACTGGTTAGAAGATGCCGGCATAGCAAGTTATGCAGGACTGCAAGAATTCAATGATAGTGTTGCTCAAAAGGATATGGTATGGTATAAAAATACCAACGGAAATAATCCTCCAACACAGCGTAGAGATATAGAAGAAATTATGGAACACGTATTCCATACTGTACATGCATTTGGTATTCCAGGTGCGGTGCCTGGTAGTTCAGATGCAATAGAAATGAATCCAGATATTAGAATTGGTAATGAACCAAGTTTTGACTGGAAAAACACAGCATTACATTTAGCAATGAAACAAGCAATCGATAATGCACAATATGACCCAAGTGGTTATGCTACTGATTGGAATACCGATCCAGAAGCGGCGGCAGTTGCATACACAGAATACACCTACTTGTTAAACTGGTCAATGTGGGATATGAGCGAGTTTTGGGAGAACGGAAGTCTTAGTCCTGAGTGGGCAGACGACATGCGTACACCAGCAGGCTTACTTGCAAATAATCCACTAGGTTATGCATTGTTTAACACATACTTTGCTCCAGTACTAAGCAAACCAGATTTTGCAGTATTAAGAACTATCTTTGGAGAAGGC